AAAAGACGGAGTTAGTGCTTTTATTCCACTACCTCGATTAGTATTCTTTATCGCATAGTCACAATGATCTTACATGGATCATTAAAGTCTCTATTAATATCTACCACTATAGGTAGATACATACCGTTATCACTATTAACAGTAATAGTATTCTTATACTCTTCAACTAAAGAATCAAATAGTTTAGCATCAGTAGTATAAATGATAAAGTCAATATGATGCTCATAGATTATATGATCAATCTTAGATTGTAATAAATCATGACCTTTCAGAATACTGTATAGTAGACTAGATTCGCCAAAGTAATCTACTATATATTTTCTCGTTTGTTCGCAGTCTCCATTGCCGAATTTGCAGAAAAATTCGACGATATCCATTTATATAAATCCCCTTTTTAATTAAAGCATTCCTTCAAGAGCATCTTCAAACCGTGCCATATCTTCCCTAGTCATCGCTGGAGTTTCAGTCTTAGTGCCTTGATCCATTGAAGGTGGTGGAACTAATCCAGCTTGTGGATGACCTCTATAGGCAGCTTGCATATACTTATATTTTTGCTCTTTATCTTTTTTGTGTTTTTCTTTTTCAGCAGCTGCATCGGCAGCTTCTCTACGATCTCTAATAAATTTATAAAGAAGCATCAAATCACCTATAGGCATATTCAATGCTTCTATTATACTTAATCTACCTCGATATTCGTAACAAACATTATCAACTAATTGCATTAGTCGAGCATGTGAATCAACCGATGCCGTGTAAAAACAAGTTCTTGAGCATTCATAGGAATAGCTTCAATTTCTGCACCACATTTAGGGCATGTAGCTGCAGGTACTTGGTAAGAAATATTGATATTTTTGTTATTATCTTCTAAGTATTTGCCAATGAAAGATTGAAGTTCTTTAAATTCATAAGCAGATAGTTTAGATAAGATTTTATAGATACCTTGGATACGATATTTATAAGTCTTAACAATATCATTTGGAGCTGTGTTGAATTGAATAGGAATCAATTCTTCATTATCTTCATCGATCTCGTATACAGTGGAGATACAATGGGAGATATTAATGATACCAGCATATTTTTCACGGAAGCTTTCATTCAAAAGACGTTCCTCAAACATGGAGTTATAAATTTTAGGAATTACTACACCGAAAGCATAGTCGCCATTGGCAACATAGATTTCTTCTTCGAATGTTGGAGGCATAGAAGGATCTTTAGCAATGATTTTGTTAAAGGTTTCTTTATCCGCATCAGTTTCGAATTTAACCATGTCGATGATAGGACGTTTTTCAGTATAGAAGTGTTTACATTTAGGGCAGCTAAATGGAATGATATTAGAAGTACTGAAGTTAGCATTATATAATGCAAAGAATAAATGATTCAAGTCTTGGTAGTTTAATAACTTCAACCATGCTTCCATATCCATATTACGACATTCAGGAGCTAAATGTTTATATAGAGTGCTGAATACTGTACGAGCTTTACCAATATCATTTGCAGAATCAGCATATGGATTGATTTCATCCATTTCGATTGCAGATAGTGGAGTCATAGAGATGGATACACCGGTAGCGAATAAACCCCATTCGAAGTATTTCTTTTCAACTGGTTTAGAAAGTACTTTAGTAAATGCAACAGGACGTTTACGTACACGGAATTTACTAATATCAGGTTTACGTTCACCTACTTCATCTAATTGCTGACGAAGTACACGAGCAAACTCTTCCATATTACGTTGCTGTTGTTTTTCTAACTTAGCACGTTCAGCTTCTTCTTTATCTTCATCAAGACCAAGGTCTTCTAATAGTTCATCATCATAAAGCAATTCATCTTCATCATCAGTAGCTTCTACTACTTCTACAGATGGTACTGCAGCATCAGATACATCAATAGTATTTACACTTACAGCAGGAGTTGTAGTAGCAGCTGCAGTTACATTAGATACAGCATTCTCAGCTGCATTTTCATATGAATCAAATTCAGCTTCAATATCATCTTCAGGAAGAAGAGTACTAATACTAGTTGAAGCTTTGATTTCTTCATCAGACATAATGTGTTCAGCTTCATCACGACGAATAGCTGCACGATCATCATCAGAAAGCTCAGGATTTAAATCCAATGTAGGATCATATTTAGATACTACTTGAGGATTTTCTTCACCCATAGCTTTAAGGTCTTCATATTCACGACGCATTTCATGGATTTCTTTTAAAGCTGGACGGAAACGACGTTCAATAGCATCAGAGATACCATTTTCTAATTCTTCCATTAAACCATCACGAGCTTCTTGTGTTTTATCTTCTTTACCAGAAGGTACGATTGCACTAAGATCTGCAGATTGTAATGACTCTGCATCAAATGTAGGTGGAACAGGAGCTGCAGGTTGAGGTTCAGCTTCTGTTTTAGGTTGTTCTTCTACAACAGCAGTTTCTTCTACTGGTGTTGTAACTTCTTTGGAAGCTTTTTCTTCTTCCAACTTCTCTTTCATGAGGTCTGCTAGATTTACTTTTTCAGACATGGTTCCTCCTAAACAATTTCATCATTCATCAACATTTTTAAAGTTAATTTATCTCGATCATAGAAGTATCTAAATTGGAATTGGTCTACAGTCATATCAATAATCATAATATTCTCCCCATTATTAGAGAAGCCTATATTAACTTCGACTGCTATAGTATTATCAAGATAGTCTTTTATTTGATCTTTGATAGCCTGACTTAGCTCAATAGCTCTATCAGACTGCATATACCTATATTTACTAATTAACCCTAAACCCATCTCTGGGCTATGAGTTATTGTACCTGGCTCTAATAGCATTAAACGCATGATTAGAGTACCAACAGCATTAAAGTTCTTATATGTAAGTGGAGTTTTGTAACTGTCAGTAGATAAAGAATATTCTTTCAGTAGTGTCGGAACTTCCTTAGTCTTGGCAGTTATGAAAGTAATATCATCAGCCACGATAAATTCTCCTTTCATATTAATATATTACTACTTAGTTCTAGGGTTTAAAATATACACAAATAGCTATTTTTAACATAGCATTAAATTGATATACACTCATTAAGGAGGATACAATGGCAACTGAACGAAGAATAGCTTGTCCATTATGTCGACGTAAAGATTTCAAAGACAAGTTAATCAGACACATAGAAAAAGATCATGAAGATATCATCGGTGATATTTCTGCCGAGCAATTCTTATATGATAAAACTCACCCAGGTTCTGGTAAATGTATCGTATGCGGTAATAAAACAGACTGGAATAAAAAGACTGGTAAATACCATAGACTTTGCTCTAATCCTAGATGTAAAGAGGAAATGAGAGCTAAGTTTAAAAAGAATATGATTAGAGTACATGGTAAAGTGTCTCTATTAGATGATGCTGCACACCAAGCTAAGATGTTAGCACACCGTAGTATTAGTGGTACCTATGTATATAGTGATGGTACTAAGTTTACTTATACTGGATCTTATGAGCATAAAGCTATAGAGTTTATGGATAAAGTTCTTAACTGCAACTCTAAAGATATTATTATGCCTGGTCCAGTTATTGATTATACTGATCAATATGGTAATTCTAGACAATGGATTACGGATATTTACTACGTTCCTTATAACTTGATTATAGAAGTTAAGGATGGTGGAGATAATCCTAATAATCGTCAAATGGATGAATATCGTGCTAAGCAAGTTAGTAAAGAAGCTGAGCTTATTAAGCTTGGTGAATACAACTATCTAAGATTAGTAGATAATAAGTTTGTTCAACTCATGGAAGTATTAGCTTTACTCAAAGATCAAGAGATTAATGAGCCTAATACGACTAATAAAGTTATTAGAATCAATGAATCTGCTGTATATGATGATAGATTCTTCACTCTAGATAATGCAGAAGACTCTGAAGAAGATAATGAAGATATTCCTATAGAATATGATATCATTAGACGTTTATCTGACTTAAAAGAATATGCTGCTAGAGAGCATATGGGTGTTGGTGCTGTAGGTGGTATTGTAGGAACTATGGATGGTAATATGCTAGTCCAATATACTCCACATAAACACTCTTTCAGTGGAGAGAAAGATGGCTTTGGTATAGTTGATGATAAGAAGTCTACTAAACTAAGAGTTAAATCTGATAATGAAGAAACTGAAATAGTAGATAAAGAGCCATTCTTACAAGATAAATTCTATAAGTCTTATAGACATAAACGAGATAGAGCTACTTGGGAGAATGCAATCAATCTATATGAAGAGATTACTGGTAAAATAATGCTATCTAGAGATCAATTAGAATATGATGATGACTTTATCGAAGCTGATTTAGATAGAGAGAATAAGTTAACTCTAATGAATATGATCTATTCCATTGAATCAGAGATATACAATACAGCTACGCCTTTATGTGATATTCTAGAAGTTAATACGGCTAAGTCTAAGCTAAAAGAATTCCCTGAAGGTACTATGATCATGGAAGATCATAATGGATACTTTGCTATTGATTTAGAATCTGGTATAAGAACCAAATCTTATGATACTATTTTAGAGATTGAAGCGCCAGCTTTTGTTAAAGCTAAAGATACTTTAACTCAAGATGATGATACTCAAAGTACTAATAATAAGAAAGTTAAAGAAGTTAATGACTCTGGGATGTATAAAGTACTTGACGATAAGTATAGTTCCGAAGAGCAATTAATGGATGACTGGAATGATTATAATAGTCTTACTGCTGATATGAAACGTCATAGTGATGATAAGTCTATTGAGATCTATGGTAAATCTAACGTAGAACGATTCAAAGAACTAAGATCTAAATATCTTAATTCTGAAATTCCTTATGATGATTTAGCATTAAGTGAATCTGGATTACAATTATCCGACTTAGACAGAGCTAGAGATTATGGTATTGAACTACGTGGTAAGAAACGTGAGATTGAATATCTTCAAGCTTGGTCTTTAAACTCTGGTATCTTTGTTATCTTACCTTGTGATAGTGAAGAAGAATTAGATGCTCAATGGAATAATCTCCAATCCATGGATATCTCATTAATCCGTATCTCTGATATGAGATTAATAGAAGTATTTGGTTGCAATAATGAAACTATATATAACTTCCTAAAGAGTGTGTTTACTAATAAGGGATTTGATGATTACTATTACTTCCCTATGGTAGAATCTGCTATGGAAGATGTACAGCCTATTAGAAACTTGCCAAATACTACACCATTCTATATCCCTCATGAAATTGAGGTATTTAAACGTAATAGTACATTTGGATCTATTCCAGATAAATGGAAATCTAAAGCTGATAAATGGTTGAAGGATTATAAGACTATCTATGAAGGTAAATCTTATGATAAGAAAGTTATACTAGACTGGATGTCTAATGTAAGATATCTAAGTCTAGAGTATACTAGAACTCAATCTGATGAATATAAACAAGCTTTATTAGAGTTTGGTTGGAATCCATATATGGAATTCAATCCTGTTAATGTGAATAGAGCGTATAATAGAGCTAATACATTATTCCATAGAAGTATGACTGCTAAGTTATTACAAGAAAAAGGTATTGGTTTTGAATTCGATAATAAAGGAAACTTATTCGTTAAGAACTTCTTAAAGAATAAAAATTATCAAGCTACATATATGGAATCTCATAGATTACTTATGGAGTATGATAGAGCTAAGAATATCGAAGCAATGAAATATGAACTAGCCAAGATGTATTATCTAAATCTTAAGATTACAGAAGATCTTACTAAACAAGATCGTACTAAAAAAGATAAAGAGCTAGTTAAAATTAGAGCTAGAGTATTGAATGACTTCCATAAGTATCTCAAAGTAGTACTTAAGAATGATAGACGATTCAACTTCTCTAACTATTATCAACGTAGTGAGTTCTGTGATGACTCTTTTGTTATTACAGCACCTACACTAAAACATGCTGGTAAATATGCTAAGATAGCTATGCAAGTATTATAATATAATGAGTCCTACTTACTAGATAAGTAGGACTCTTATAATACTATTCGTTCATATATTATAACTATGATTAAGGAGGTGAATATAAAAATGTATAATGTCGGACAGAAGCTTTGTAAGAAAGATAAATTTGGTCAGATTACTGAACTATATAGAATAGTATCTAGAAAAGACAAAGACTTCTATAAAGTTACTCCAGTAATAGGAGATAAGTTATTGATTGATAAATTCAATAATGACGAGTATATTCCTTTAGAGATACACTGTAAGATGTTTTTCGAAGTATGTACTCTAAAGAATGGGGAAAAGGAATTGTGTATCAATATCTATTGCCCATATGAAGCAAACAACTATCCATACTTTGCTAGTCGGATTAATATAGATAATCCAGATCCTAAGAAGAAGTTTGGTAAGTATGTATGTAAAGGTGAGTTTGATAATGATAGCTCAATGAGGCAATATAAGAGAGCTTATGATCTTATGATGTATGACATTGCAAGCAAAGACTATGCTTTTAGTGTAGACTTATATCTAAATGATCCACTCAAGAATATTGTATCATTTGTTAAGTTAGACTCTCGTGTTTATGACACTCTTATTTCTATCTGTGATAGTCGTAATCTAGAATACGATGATACAGATCAAGCTATTAAAATAACATTACAAAATATTCTATTCATGTATTGGTTCCATTATAACTTCAGAGTAATTAATGTATTATTTGAAGTTAAAGACGGTGCTCAATTACGACCTGGTGACTTATTTGCTCTTGAAGCTATAGTACAAGATCGTATAGTAGATTACAATATCGTTGAATATTATCATGATATCTTACTATATAAGGCTAGAGGTAATTTCTTCTTCATTCAAGATAAGAATGACCGAACCTTTATAGTTAAATATGTAGGCATGGATGACCTTCCTGGATTACATGTCTTCTAAACTTAGATATATTGATATATTATAATGGTGAAGTTAGGTGATTAATATTTACTATGATCCTAACAGTAGAATAATTTCTTTTATATTTTAAAGGAGGACATAGCTATGTCAAATCAATTGATTAATGGAATTCCACAAGTCGACAATGGATTCCAATCTTTAGGCGAAGTACTTCAACGTGCTTCTCGTGAAACTCGTCGAGATGAAAAAGGGAACGATAAGGGTAATGCAAAACGCATTGAACTTAAAGTTACCCCTGAAACATTTGAAAGCGATTACAAAACAAAAACAATCGCTACAAGCGAATTGTGTGAACTTCTCACTAATCGTCTTGGCAACATCTTTGCAGACTATGTAGGTTGCCGTGATATGGTATTCACTAACAGCCCACAAATCGGTATTGCATTGGTATTTGCATTCAATGGTTCTGATAACGAACACGATACTCGTTTGAAAGCTATTGAACAAATCGGTTTAGAAAGCATTGGTCAAAATGCAGCTACTAAAGAACTTGAAATGGTTGCTAAATTCAATGGTACTTCTAACATCCGTCAATTAGTTAAAAACGGTACTGTATCTGAAACAGTTATGGGCTTCCGTCTTACTAATGAAGCAATTGATATCTTGAAAGATACAATCATTGACTTCGGTAAAGACAATGAAAACCATGACAAATTCCGTACTCAATGCGTAACTTATGCATATGCTTCTGATGGTTCTGGTAACAGTAACTTGGTAGTATATGGTGCTACAATTGAATCTATTCTTGGTTTCATCTATGGCAACCAATATGACTATATAGCAATTCCTGGTGCTCCAGTAAATACTAATAGCTATTCTGGTCGTCTTCTTGAAATCAAACAATTGCATCCTGATGTAACTAAGAAATTGCTTAAAAAATATGTAAGCCGTCAAGTTGTATCCGATGGTTTATTCCGTCCACAAAAATAATTGATTCCAATATGACTGGGGATTAACCTCCCCAGTCTATTATTATTTTTTGGAGGATCTATGGAATTCAAATTTAATATCAACCCAGATGGTATTGATGAAGTCTTTGATGAAAGAGGTAACTCTATTCTAAAGATTTCTGAAATGAGCTGGAATGACAGAGCTTATAAAATTGAACTACGTAAGTGGGTAGTTCAATCCGATGGAACTATGCAACCTAATAAAGGTTTCTCTTTCCTAACGGAGCAAGGTCCACATGATTTGACTCATATCCTATTAGAAAAGGGATATGGTGATAATCAAAAAATTAAGGAAATCATGGAAAAACGTGGTGTCGAACTTGACATCCCTGTAACTGAGAAGGAAGAAAAGGAAGATACTCAGGATTTCTATGATCCTGAAGATCTTATTTAGGTGATCACAATGTCTTACAATCATAAACAGCTTGATACATTTTATGATATCAAAAGAAAAATGTTAAATGCATCCTATTGGGATGCTAACTATGTTAAAGCATTCCCAGGATTTGCCTTCTGTGAAGAAGGAAGATATGCTTGGCAAAAAGGTAATCTTAGTAATGATGATGTATTCTTATCTAACATACGCACACAATACACCTCTGATAAAGATACTATTCTAGAAACCTTAACTGCTCAGCAATATAAATTCTTAATGGATAACATTGAACTTTTCCATACTGTTTATCGTATTGGAGACAACACTTTAATAAGTCTAATTTAAGACGCATAAGTTCTTTACGTCAATCTAATAATACGTCACTTTAAATACCCCATAGGATCCGCGAGTCCTATGGGGTATTTATTTTCAAGGAGGAAATTTATTATGAAAAAGAGATCTAAAATTTTATTAACAGCAAGCGTATTATCTATGATTTATGCCAGTGTTATGGCAGATACAAATATAGTTAATAATGCAACTGACATTCATTTTGTAGGTGAAAATAATAATGTTAGTGATTCTCAGTATATTAACGTTATTGGGCATATGAACACAGTTAAAGATGGCTTTGATGTGAATGTTGTTGGTTTTAGAAATAGTGCTATCGGTAGACACAATATCGTATTAGGTACCTATTCAGGCGCAGAGGGATATGATTCAATTGCTATTGGTGATAATACTGGTGCTAGAGCATCTAAACCAGGAGATGCTTGGGATGCTGCTACTGGTAGAGGAGCCGTTTCTATTGGCAAATTTGCCACATCAGAGGGAGAATATACTACATCTTTAGGTTATATGGCAGAATCCGATGGTGAATATAATGTAGCTATTGGTGCTCATAGTATTGCATATAAAGATAATTTTCATAAAGCAGATTCTAAATATGCAGGTGTAACCAATGCTAAAGGTGTATTTAGCATCGCAAATGGATCTGGTTATTCACCAATGCGTTATTTAGCAAATTCTCCTGTAGGAGCAAATCAATATGAGGATACTCATGATACTAATCCAATTGTGAATATTGGAGAATTTACTCGTCAACTTCAAGGTGTAGCAGCTGGTGAATTATCTGCAACTTCTACTGATGCAGTTAATGGTTCTCAACTATATACTGAAATTAAAGAAACTAGAGAGATGCTTAAAGTGCCAATGGATTGGTTAGAGAACCATGAGGCTCGTATTGAAACTAATAAACAAAACATCAAAGATCTAGCTATTGGGGTTAGCATGCTTGGTGATGCAGTTAAAGAAAATACTGACAATATTGCTATGAATACAAAATTAGCTAATGATGCTATGGAGGAAGCTAAAAAACATACAGTTGTTTCCTCTGGCGACAATAATATCGATGTAACTAATGTTACGTTACCAAATTATGATGGCACTATTACTAAAGCAAATGAATATTCTGTTTCTTTAAATAAAAATATTAATATTCAATCTGCTGAATTTAATAGTGAGGATGAAAATGATGACCATCGTATTGATATTACTTCTACCCATGTACAGGCATCTGGCTCTGATCCATTTGGTAATAAAAGAACAGCTAGTATGAATAAAGATGGCTTTAATGCAGTTGATGGTAATCAATATAGTGGTTTACAAAGTTCTTATCTCCACTTTGGTGATACCGCTAAACAAGAATCTGCTCATTATTCCATTAAAGGTATTCATTTAGCGGACAACAATAGTGATCCTATTGAAATTACTAAAGAAAATGTTAGTTTCGGGGATCGTCAAATCCATGATGTAAAAGCTGGTACTGCGGCTACTGATGCTGTTAATGTTAGCCAACTTAAAGAAATTGAAAAGAAAATCGCTAACTTTGATAGCAGTAGCATTGTAAATCAAGCTAAATCTTATACTGATGCTCAAACAGCTAAAGTTGGTGCAGCTGCTGCAGCATTGAGTGCATTACACCCACTAGATTTCGATCGTGATGATAAATGGTCCTTTGGTGTAGGCTTTGGTAATTATAAGAATGCCAATGCAACTTCCTTAGGTGCATTCTATCGTCCTAATGAAAATACTATGATTAATGTAGCTACTACATTAGGCGATGATCGTAACATGGTTAATGTTGGTGCTAACTTCAAATTTGGTCCTGCACCTAAAAAATTAAGTGCAGCTAAACAAGTTGAGTTAGAAACTAAAGTACAAGATTTAACAACAAAATATGAAGCATTAGAATCTAAGTATAATGCATTGGTTGCTAAACTAGAGTCTAAATAATACAATATCCCCATAGGAGTCAATCTCCTATGGGGTATTTATTTTTTTTTGTAATTCTAATACTCTATAGCTATATATTATTAAGGTGTGTATATGATATAGTATTTAGAGTTAGTATTATTCAGGAGGCATACTATGTTATACGAAGAATTAGATTTATCTTACGACTGTGGTCAACTATTTGATGATGAAGATGTATTAGGAGTACATTTAGACGATGGTATACATCTTCATCAATAAGAAAGGAGGTTTATGAGAAGCATAAAAAAATTAACTAAGAAATAATCCCCATCTGGTTAAACCAGATGGGGAACTATTATTTTTTTTATTTTTTATTTGTACATTGCACGAACTTCTTGTTCATTCAATTTGAATCCTAGTGCTTCAGAGAGTACTAGCATAGTCAACATACATTCTGCTGTTTCTACAATCTTATCAGTATTGATAGTTTTAGATTCAGTCAAGAATTCTGTATGGTTTTCAGAGATTACACGTTTAGCTAAGTGTTTAACCATAGCTTCTAGAATGCTCTTCTTAGCACTCTTTACGTTATAGATTTTTCGTTTAGCACCGATAATCATGGACTCCTTGATGTCCTCTGCTACGTCAGCATTTGCAGCTTTAATATTAGCTACTTTTTCTTTTACTTCATCAAGGATCTCTTTGATTTGTTGTTTATCTTCAACATTGGAAGCAATGAAGTCTTCTACGTTATTAGCAACGTGAGATTGTACCATAGCACCAACATCTTCGATTTCTTCTTTTTGTTGACCCATTTTGTCAATGAAGGAATCTTGATATTCAGGATCTACATTGATATCATCAACTTTAGTATCAGGATTCTTAAGTTTATCATCGTTAGCTTTAACTACATCATCTGTAGCTTCTTTGATAGTTTTAGCAATATCAGCTAAGAATAAAGATTTAGTATTGAAAGTACGAATGATAGATTCTACACCATTCTCTTTAATGAATCCACGGATTACTGTATCACGAATGATATTAGTAGATTCCTTTTGAAGATCAGGAATCATACATTCATTATAAATATATTTAATAGCTTCAGTTAAGAAGTGTTCTTTAATCATAGCTTTAGCAGCCATACGAAGATTTAAAGAACGTTTAGATCGAGCCAAGGAGCTTTCATTCATAGCAATACGATCAACTTCAGGAATGATAGTCTTAGACTCGTTTAGTTGTTTTTCGAGAGTAGCCTTTTCAGCTTGTTTTACCATCTTCAAGGTATTAGACTCTCTAATTTGTTTTCTAGAAAAATGCATCTTTTCTATGCTCCTTTCATTAGAATAAAGAAGATGCAGCGGAGTCTGGAAGACTTTCAGTTACATCGTCAACTTTATATTTTTCTTTTTCATCTTGTTTTACATTTGCTTCAGCTTTATTGGAAGCTTCTTTTGCATCAACTGCGAGATAGTCAGCAATCTTACGGAAACGATCTACATATTTACGTTGTTCGTTTGCTGTTTTAGGGTCACCAGCTGTCTCTAATCGTGCAGCATTTAAAGACAACATTGCAATTTGAGTTTCAAAGTACTCAGCTACACTTGCTCTACAATAGTAGAAGTAATAGATCAATTCACGCATGATCGGAACGATAGTAAAGATAAGACCAATACTTACACCGATAACTGCTAATACAGATGTACCAGCTAAGTTCTTAGCACTTACTTTGATTAGGTCATTCAATACCTTTTTAAGTTTATTGCCTTTGCAGAGATTATTGAATTCTGCAAGGGTTTGTAATTGAAGAAGCTCTTTACTTCTAGATACACCAACACGGTCTACAGATACTTCAATAGATTTTGTTTTAGGATCTACAATGAAGTCAATAGTAGAAGCGATAAGTAAAGATACACCACTGATTACAGACATAGCTGTTGTATTGTATAATACAATACCCAAGCTAGTATTAGATACATAGCAACGTTGGAATTCATTTTTCAATTCAACCAAGTTATTGATTGCATCAGTTAAGATATTGATATATGTAAGAGGTTGTTTGTATTCTTGATAGATTTTCTTCATATCACTAATAGCTTCAGTTACCATATCAATATTGTCAATCTTTAAGAAATCACCTCTAGATTGAGGAATTGTACCAAAGTCAACATCGGTTACTTTAGCTTCAATTTTTTCATAAAGTCTATTAGTTACACCTAACAAGACTTCACGTTGTTCAGCTTCATTAACTACACCGACAGTGATATAAGTTTCTTTGTCAGTAAGATCCATTAACTTGCTGGCTTCAACGAATTCTTTTAATACATATTTTTGCATTACTATTTACCTCCAGCTAGTAATTGAATCATTTGTTTATAATCCATTTTATCATCACGTTTCAAAGTTTTGAATGTATATGGTTCATACTCATCATCACCTGTATCGAAGATGATTTTAGCAGACTCAGTAGAGTCATCAACGATAACGATACCAACTAAGTTATAGTCATCCATTAATTTACGAGCTACACGAGAGTCAGAGATATCAATGTCTTCCATCTTACGAAGCATTTCTACATCATAAGCAGAAACCATCAATGTAGTGATAGCTGTTGCATCATTACGAGCGGACATGAAACGATTGATTTTAGATGCTAATGCACGACGTTCTAATACTTTCCAAAGTTTGGAAGAAGAACCACGATGTGTATTAGATACGGCATCAATCTTAGCTTTCTTAATAGCAAATACAAAGTCTCTCCAGAATTCGATTTCACCACTAGTAGCTTTGATTAAGTTATATAAGCTGAAATTATAGCTACGTTTAGATACGATATGGTTAGCAATATCAGCAGAGTCTACACAGTAGATTTTAGTCTTAATACCAACATAAGCATCTACAGTGATAGGATCATTATTATCATTAGTGCTAATGAATTGAATTTGTAATAATGTAGGTTGTAATTCATTAGCTTTCTTATAGTCTTGATCTTTACCAAGTTTAGCTAAACCAGCTCTAGTATTATTACGAATATCATCTAAACGAGATTGTAGATTATTATTACTTTGACGTAAGTCATTAATACGTCTATTAGATTGAGCCTGAGTTCTTGCGAAATTTCTTCTCATTCTACCTTCATTGCGCTCTATATCTCTGAGCCGTTGATTTAGATCTCTATTCTGGTTAGATAAATCTCTATTTCGAGTGGCTGTGTCAGTATCCAACATTCTTACTGCTCTAAGTTTATCGTCATCACTTAAATTATTAAATGTATTAGAAGCAACAGCCGTATTGAAGTTTGGATCTTGACGCATTTGAGCCATCATATCATCCATTAATGATTCACGTAGATGATTTAAAGGTTTAGCACGTAAACGTTCTTGTCTAAATGATTCGTATACAGCCTTAATTGTATCAGCATCAAAGATATGATTAGCAGTTGCTTCTTGGCTAACTGCAAGATAATCATCAACATCAAACAAACTTGTTAAGTCCAAGTTAGCATGAATATTTTTAAGATGATCAATAGCATCTTTAGAGTTTGTAATGGAAATAGCAGATAAAAGCATTTGAGTTAAAGTAACAAACTTACGCTCTAATGCTCTAGAAACTAATTGTGCAGATGCTGGATCTACAGTATTAGAAACCATAACAGGAAATGTCATAGTTAAATCTTTATTTGCTCGAGTAATAGACTTGATAGATGGATTCTTCTTGGAAATAAATTTACCAACTTCAGTACCATCAGCAGCGTCTAAAACGTCTGTAATTAAATCCTTAAGGATCATTTAAAGTACCTCCTTATAGTATCATATATGACTTTAATCTTATGTTAAAATGGGTAAATAAGAAAAAAAAATAAAGCATATAGATTTTTCTCATTATAATTTGAAAAATCTTTTATTCATACATTTGATGGTATGAGAATAGTTGTTAGTTTGACCTCGTTCGATAAGGTCATCGATTAGTGAGTTATAAAGATCTACTACTTCATTATAATCATCTACTTTAACAAGTTCAAGGTTGATTGATTCATCATCAGACTCTATTGCTATAGTATAAACGTTACATGAATATTTAGCTTCTTCTAATTTAGGTAACTCACCATCTAAAATGTCTTCGATATAATCTCTCATAATCATCAGCCTCGCTTTAAAAAGTATAGTAAAACAAATAACTGAAAGCTGTGATATAAGAGTATATATCTATATGCTTTATCCTATTTCACTATAATAATATACAATTACGATAGAAGTTAGCCATTTTAACATAAGATTAAATTAAATAAGAAAGGGGGAATATATGCAATGGCAGATGATAAATCCCTTATCGGAACCGCTATAGATAATGCAGCCTCAGGTGTTGCTGGTGCGGTTGGAAATGTCATAGATAAAGGTAAGAATGCCGCTTCTGATACAGTCAGTTCAGTAAAGAATACATTATATATCAATACTGTTGGGCAAGTTGGTGGTGCTATTACTAAAATAGGTAATGAGACAGCTGGAGCTATTAACAGTGTTGGTAATAGCCTTGATAATATAGTTGCTAAACCAAGTTTACTTGATCAGACTACTAGACCAGAGTTTGATGAATCAACAGCTGGTCTATTAAAATATGTAAAAGCAAATGGTCTTGGTATTGGTCCTGGGCGAGTAAGCCAGATAGAGAAATACCAAAAGTTTGCTAGATATGAAAGATTAGATCCTAATAACTGGATGGGTGCTACTAGAGAATTTATATTCTTTACTACACCAGATTTACAGTTATTCAAAGGACCTACATTGAATCCATCTATTGCTAATAATGCCTTAATGGTTGAAGCATTTAAAAGATATAACGATGTATTACAAAGTCTAAGCTATTCTGCTTGTGGTAGACCTTTTGTTAATCTCTTATCCAATTATAAGAGATCTAATGTAGATTTACCAGACATCAATACAGCTAGTGACTATGAGACATCTAAAAATATTCTTGGATCTTCTTTATTCTATCGTGGTACTTCATATGAATCTGATGAGAATCATGAGTTCTCTGTTGAATTTGAAGATACAAAGTATCTAGAAGTGTATATGTGGTTCAGACTATTCGATGAATATGAACGTATGAAACACTATGGGTTAGTTGACTTTGTTGATGATAACTATCTTAATGGTAAAATCATTCATGATCAAATGGCTATGTATAAATTCATAGTCGGAGAAGATGGTGAATCTATTATACATTACTCTAAGTTTGTTGGAGTATATCCTAAGAATGTACCAAGGAGTACATTCTCCGATCTTCCTGCAGATGGTAATGTAAAGTTTACTATTAACTTCAAAGCATCTTATGTAGAAGATATGGATCCTAATATAATTCTAGACTTCAATGAAGTTGCTAAGAAGATTCCAGCTGGTGATGCAAAGCTAGGTGGATATCTTGATGAATTCAATGGTTGGAGTGGTGAGTTTATGCAAAGACCTTATATTGCATTACCTCCATCTATGCTTTATCAGGGTGGTACTGCAGGTAATGCAGTAAATGGTACAACTGGAACAAGTGGCGATGCTCAAAACCGCATGGTAGGTGGCATTGGTGCTCAAACTCCAAAGAATTTAGTTGGTCGTGCTAAGGGTGCTATTAATAGTGCTTATGATACAGTATCTACTGTTAGTAATAATCTTGAAACTGCATATAATGAAACTCAAAAAGCTAAGGCTGCTGAGCCGACTAGTAAGTTCACTTACTTCCAAGACCCTAAATATGAATTAAATTATGGTTATAATGAAACACTACCTAACAAAGGTTTCTATAAACTCAAATGGGAGGGATAATTAAATGGCATCTGATGCGGTATCAGTAAACAAGACTCTCCGATCGTATCAGGAGACTGTCTTAAATACAGTTCAAAATGATACTTTACTTAATGCCAATATATATGATATACATCAATATATTGAAAATATTAAGAAAAGATATGTAGATGAAGATGAAATAACCCTCTCTATGGGTATCTTTGGCTATCTTGGGGATGTAAACTCTAATGCTTTACAAAATGCTGTTACTATGGCAGCTGAGTATTCTAATGAGGCTATCCCAATTAAAGCTAAGTTTGAGAAGAATGTAATCTCTCATGCTTTAATGCTCGGTATTAATAAGATTTTTGCTGAGCCTGCAACTATGCAAGCAATGTTTGTCTTCTATGAAGATGAACTTGTATTGAATACGATCTCTGATACATTCAGATTTGATCGTGATATAAAAATTATGGTAGGTGATTATGAATTCCACTTACCATATGACTTAATTATCAAACGTATTGAGTTACCTACTGGGGAATATATCTATACGGGTATGTATGACACTACTCAAAGTAACCCTATTATCACTAGGAACTCTAATGATGTTGATCCATACTTAAAGCCTACAGTTAGATCTAAGATTGATGGTCGTAATGTAGTTATGCTTTTAGTAGATTTACGTCAATACGAGTATATGACATATCATAAAACTATCATTACCAATAATCCATTAGAATCCAAAATGCTACAATTTGAATTCGATAATCAATTAGCTGGTTTTGATGTGGATGTGAAAGAGTATGATCAACCAACAAGAAAACTTAAACCAGTTTATAATGGTTTAAATACTGATGGCGTATCTAAGTACTGTAACTATACTTATATTGACTCCTCTACTATTCGAGTTATGTTTGATAATGCATCTTACTTACCTACAGCTAATACTGAAGTTACTGTAAATCTATATACTTGTCAGGGTGCTAATGGTAATATCTCCTATAAGGATAGTATTTACTTTAGAGTAAAATCTGATAAGATGAATTACGATAGACTTAACTTATTAGTTATTCCTACATCGGATTCTCAATATGGTATTGATAAAAAATCTATTGCTGACTTAAAAAGATTAATCCCTAAGGAAGCTTTAGCTCGTGGTAGCGTTACCAATAGTACTGATATTAATAACTACTTCAATACTATTGATGACGATGACAATAAGTTATTCTTCTTCAAGAAGATGGATAACCCATTAGCTCGTTTGTATTATGCATTCGTATTAATGGATTCTCCTACAAATATCATTCCGACTAATACTATTCCAATTGAAGCTATTAGACGTGACTTTGATAATATCTCTGATTCAAACTATATTTTGACTGCTGGTAATATTATCAAATATGATGGTACTACAAATGCATCTATAGCATATCAGGCTTCTGAAGATGAACTTAATGCTGCGAGAAAGAATGAGTTCTTATATATGAATCCATTCATGTGTATCGTTAATAAGAAACCATTATATGTATCTTACTATATGAATATCATGGATGTAAACAAACTACTTGAATTTACTTATGTAAATCAAGACTCCAAAGTACAGTTCATTGCTACTAAGATGAATTGGTACAGACATTACTTATCTGATCGTGATACATATTTTGGTGATATCTCTATCATGCAAAATATTCAATCCGATATTGGTCTAGTTCATAAAGATGATCCATATGATCCAGAAAAGATTACTGGCGTAGATGTTAAAGTCTTAGCAGTATTCTATACTGATGATAAATATCAAGTTCCTTACAGATGGGCTGAGGCTGAATTTGTAAACTACGACCAAGGTACTTATGTAATGGATTATAAGTTCAAGCTTAATACTAATAATAAGATTGATAAGAATATCAAGCTTAAGATCAATAATGTATATGAAGTTGGTAATGCAACTAGATTGAGTCCTGGGTATATGGCTAATAATATGCATATGAAAATATTCGTATTTGCCAAAGATGTATTCGGTTACAATGCAGGTCTTCATAAATCAGATCACATCTTTACAGCTGATTTCTTAGAGGGCTATAGTTTAACCAATGAATACACAGTTAAGTATGGTATTGACTTCTTATATAACTACTCTGACTTAATTGAGTCTCATATCAAAGTCAAAAAACAAGATAACGGTCAAATCTCTTATATTATAGATCGTGTACCAGTTATCTCTTATGACTACGTGAATACGGAAGAACGAATTCAAGACTTCATTAATAATCTTGAAAAGAAACGTATTCATATTCTTGATTGTCTAGACGTTCTAGAAGATAGCTTCGGTATAGACATCAAGTTCTTTAACACTTATGGTCCATCTAAATTATTCTATGTAAACGATGGTGTACCATTAAATAGAGTTAACCTATCTATGACCTTCAAGGTTAAGTTCTTAACAACTACTGATAAATACTTAAGTGAATATATCAAGAATGATATTAGAAAGTATATTGAAGATAAATCTAGAATCTCTGATATCCATATCCCTAACATCATTACTTATATAACTCAGAAGTATGCAGAGAATGTAACTTACTTTGAATTCTTAGACTTCAATGGGTATGGACCAGGGTATCAACACATTTATCGTAAAGATGAATCTATCGTTGGTAGAATTCCTGAGTTCTTGAATATTAATACTATTGGTACAGAAAATAATGCCTTAGATATTAATATCATAATAGCCTAATTTCTATTAGTCTTTAACTCTATACGTGTAACAATTTAATAAATCTAACCTATTTTGGTTGAAAATTAATTAAAACCTTTTATACTATCAAGTATAACTTTTTAAGGAGGATAATAATTATGGCATTTTTCGGTGGTCATGATACTGAAGATATCAACGTAACCCTTGAAAACTCCGCAAAATACGAATGCGAAGCAGGTCTTGGGATTATTGCTTTAGAATGTACTCAATTCGAAGCTGAAATTTTCGGCGAATGTGTACGTTCTGATATGAAAGAATATGCACTTGTTCAAGAAGGTGCTGAAGTAGAAGCTTTCCAAGAAGGTGCTTGGGAAACTGTTAAAACAAAAGTTGTAAACTTTGTTAAAAAAGTTTGGGCTAAAATCAAAGCTTTCTTCAACGGTTGGTATGCAAAAGTTGCTGCTCGTTTGATGAGCGATAACAAAGCATTCTATAATAAATTCAAAAAAACTGTTGAAGATAAAGATTGCTCTAAATTAGAAGTTAAATGGGAAGCTCCTAAAACTCATGATTATTCTGCTAATAGTATTGGCGATATTGGGGATTTAACAGCTTTAGCTGACGCTGATGCTTCTGATGTAATTGAAAAAGTTTATGATATTGGCGAATCAGTTTCTAGTCATGCTGAAGCTAAGAAAGTTATGATTGAAAAAGCATTTGAAGATGAAGATGAAGTAAAATATACTTCTATTTCTGGTATGGTTGTAAACATCTTAACTAATGGTAAAGCTGTTAAAGATGCAGAAAAAGCTTATAAGAAATTAGAAGCTAAATTGGCTAAAGATATTAAAACTCTTCAAACTCAAAATAAAGCATTAGAAAATATTGCAGTTATTGCAAATGCTTGTGCAAAAGCTAAAGTTGTAGTATTGGAAGCAGAAGCTGCTATTGCTAAAAAATCTGCTGCTCAAGCTCGTCGTGTATTTGCTAAAGCTGTTGCATATAGCCCTAAAACTGAAGGTGTCGAATTTGCCGATGAATTGCTCATGGTAGAAGCTGATTCCTTAATGATCGACTAATTGAAAAATTAATTTACGGAGGTAAATATAATGGCATTTTTCGCTGAATCTGCTGTACAAGAATCTTACCAAGATCTTGGTATTGTAGTAAATGAATATACTGATTTCGATATGCTTGCTATGGAAGCATGTGATACCATTCAAGAAATGGATAATGCTATCCTTTTTGGCATTGGTCGTTATGAATTAGCACAAGTACGTGAAGGCGCTGAAGTAGTTTATACTGAAGGCATGTTAACGACTATTAAAGACAAATTGGCTAAAATTTGGAACTTTATTAAAAACTGGGTTAAATCCGTTTGGAATAAATTTGTTGCATGGATTGCATCTTATGTACGTGGCGATAAAGCATTCCTTTCTAAATATAAAAAGAAAATTCAAGAAAACGTTATCTATTTAGATAAAGACTTTGAATTAAAATTAAAAGCTGGTAAATATATTGATGATGCTAAAGCATTAGATTCCTTCAATGAATCTGGTTTAAATGCATTAATTACTGCTGAAAATATTATTAATGGTCTTAGTGAAACTGAATCTGTTGAGGCTATTAATAAGAAGGTAGAAGATACTATCGAAACATTGGATGATAAATTCGATGATTTAAAATCTGATACTAAAGATGCTGATTTAGAAAAAGAAGTAGATGGAGCGTGGGTTCGTTCTAATCTTAATAAAATCCTTGAAATTTTAGCAGAAGACGTTAATAAAATTAAACGTAATATGGAAAAAATTGATAAAAAAGTAGATGACTCCTACAAGAAAAATATCAAAACTGCAGAAGATGCTGCTAAGAAAATGGATGATACAGAAAAACGTGCATCTGCAACAGCTATTGTAACTGGTCTTAAACAATATGCTAGCAGAAGTTCTAAAATTTATTCCCATTTGACTTCCTTTACAATTAAAATGGAAAAACAAAAACGATCTGATGCTCGTGCTATCTGTCGTAAAATTCTTACAGCAAAACCAAATCCTAAATATAATGAATCTGCATTCGAACACAATGATTTCGAATCCTATTTTAATATCTAAGATTTAAAACCTTTGAGGAGAGAGATTCAATATCTCTCTCCTCTTTATTTTTATTAACTTTACCTTGGAGGTAATATAATGGAAGGTAATATGAAAGCTTTCTCTTTTGATAGCGTTCTACTAGATAAAATTAAAACTCCAAGCCTTGTTGCTAAAACTTCCTTTGCAACTTTACCTCAAGTTGTCAAGTTAGTTGATACATTTAAGACTAAGGCTTTAAAAGAAAACCAAACTTTCTATCGTAATATCTTAGAAAGTGATTCTGAAGTTACTGCAAGAAAAGCATATGATCAATTCTTCGGTACTTTAACTCGTCTTAATGCATTCTATACTGCAAAGTATGTAGATGTATTGGATGATAATATTAAACGTCTTAATAATGAAGGCGATTCTAGACTAATCAATGTAGTCAATGAATACCTAAAAGACTTCAATGGTAATGATATTCTTATGGAACGTGAGATGACTCAATTCGTATTGGATGATGAAATTCCATGCTCTAAGAATATATTAACCAGTATCTTACACTTCTTTGGTGATAACTTCTATGAGTTATCTGAAGAAGATGCTCGTAAGTTATTAGAGATTACTACTAATAACCAAAGCAAAATCATCAAACGTGCTAAAGCTGAAATCATTGATGCTGATCCAGATGATATCGAAGTTAAAGACTTGTCTAGAACTCCAGATATCTTTGTTGGCAATACATCTACTGTGTCTTTCCATAAAGAAGATATTAACAAATGTATCGAAACAGTTAAGTCTGTACGTGATGACTTAGAAGCTAATCTAGACAATGCTAGATTGATCAATAAAGAATATAAGAAACTTTTAAACAAAGTTATTCAATATAGAAACTCTACTAAGATTCGTGTAAACAGCGATGACTATATCCGTAAGATTGAACGTATCATCATTAGCATGATCTCTGAAATCTGGACTTATCATTTGACTGTGTATGCAATTAAAGCGCAATATATTTGTAATAACTACAATCAAGCTAAAGGTGTCTTAGCTCGTATCTCTATGATGGCAAATGAAGAATTTATTGATGATACAGTCGAAGCTGTAGCAGTTGAGTCTACTAAATTCTTAAAAGAAGAATCATTCAAGTTTACTAAACTTACTGATGCCGAAATCTTGATGAATCATATTACTGATATGAAACACAATGATCTTATTATGGATTGCTGTATCAAAGAAGCAATGATTCTCGCTGAGGGTGTAGACGTTGAAAACCGTTTAGCTGCACTTCATGAAGGTGCTTGGGATAAAGTAAAAGAATTCTTTAATAAAATTAAGACATTCGTTATGAACTTATTTGATAAAGTATCTAACTGGTTCGATAAATTCTTTAAATCTAATAAAGAATATATTGAAAAATATAAAGATCAAATTAGTAAACCTACGGCAGGTTTCACTACAGTTAATATGCCTAACTATAAAGAAGGTTTGAATCGTATTCAAACCCCACCTAATATCCAATTTGATGCAGTTATTAATACCGCTACAAAAATGGAGGAAAATAGCGATGTAGATCAAGTTATTAATAACTTCCGTAAAGATATTATATCTGATTATAAAGATACAGATGAATGGAAAGAAACATGTAATGATTATTTCCAAGGTGGTAAAGATTCTGATAAAGATTACTCTGCTAATGAGATTAGTGTTAGTGCTTTAGCTGAACAAGTATTAGCTATTCCTAAAATTGTAGATAATATCAAAAAAGATAAAGCTACAAGTGATAAGCTATTTAAATCTTTAGATTCTGCTATTAATAAAGCTGCTAGTCAACAACCTGCAGCATCTACTACTAATACAGATTCTACTAATGCAGGATCTAATACTCCTGCTACACCTGCTACATCTCCAGATGGTAAAGTTGAATCTACATACTTATATGGTGATGTATTTAGTGAATTTGAACTTAATCAAACTAATGCTCCTGCCCCAGGAACTACTGGTAGTAATAGTGCAGCTATTACTGCAGCTGGTAATAAAACAATTGATAATGTTAAAAATGGCGGTGTTGATTCTAAAACAGCAGTTAATGCTCAAAAGATCGTTAATAGAATCGCATCTACATATAGCACATATTTACAATGCAAATATCAAACAGCTGAAAAGATCATGTCTGACTACATGAAAATCATCAAAGCTCACGTATCTGCATATGTAAATGCAAATAATGACGCTGAAAAAGCTCAAGAAAATAGTTAATATAAATTCCCCTATGGAGTTCAACTCCATAGGGGTTTTCTTTTATAATTTTTTACTATTATCTGCAGTACTCTTAGGAAGTTTAGCAAATGTCATATTAGTAGAAGCCATAAATCTTTCGCCTTGATTAGTATATACTTCTATCTTAGATAGCATTAAGTAATCAGTTGTATCTTCTTTATGCTCTTTAGTATTATTATTGATTAGATACTTAACGTTCATATTGAATATGGAGTTATCTAATTGCTGTTTACTTAAAGAGATATAAGTAGACTTTAATTCTAATGCATGTTTAAAGTTCTTGATTAATCCCATATTATCGTTAGGAATACGGATTAACTTACGTTTACCTAAGTCTTCTACTACATCAGTTAAGTCTAATGCTATATCTATCATAGACTCACCATTAGACCCAACCTTAGATATATCGCTTATTCCACTTATAGCAGTACTACCACTCTGGTATAGTGAACTTAAGTTACTTTTCAGTGCACCCACTGACGTATTTATATTGGCTGCGCTACTCTTAGCATTGGCTAACATGTTAGTTTTTGCAACTTGCAAAGATTTAACATAAGTATTTGCACCCTCAAGAATCTGTTTAGAGAAGTCTTTAGGAATATCTCGTGTAGCAGCAATTTGTTTCTTTAATCCTTCACCTACATTAGAGTTTAGTTTAAGACTATTCTTCATTTGCTCAGTGAAACCTTTCATATCACCAAGCTTCATTTTAGTAAAGTCCATATTTTTAACTAACTCTGGTAAGTTAGATTTAAGTGCTCTCAAATCTAAATCAAATGTAGTTACAGGTGCACCCTTTTCATCACGTTCTAATACATACGTTACTGTATCAGGACTATTCTGAAGTTTGTCTACAATGAAAGTATTACTATGAAGATAATCAGAATATTCGCTATTGAAGTCAACCATACCTTTCTTGAAGCTAGCTTTAGATTGCTCTTTCTTTTCAGGTAACTTACCAACTTCTTTTTGTAAGTGAGCTACGTTATCTGTAAAGTTAGTTGGAGCAATAGCACCTACAAGAGATTTAAAGTTTTCTATATGATAAATCTGACCAGTATATGCTGTTTTAAATTTACCAAATGTATCTTCAGACTTTTCTATAGTATCTGTAGATTTAGTCTGCATAGTTACAGTATGCTTAATAATATTAAGAAGCATCTCTCTAACATCTGCATCAGGATTCTTAATAACTCCATCCACTCCAAGTACCCCAGCAGTGCCATTTACTACTTGCTCAGGTAATTGTCTAAGTAATGCTTCAGCTTGAGTTGCTACAGTATCAACTGTAGACTTGGCTTCTTTAGCTTGCTCTACTATTTGATTAAAGCTACCTTTGATTGTATCGGTAGTCTGGTGAATATTCTTTACTACTTGACGTACACTACTAGATACTTTCTTAATATTATCCATAGTATTCATGATATTCTGATAAGTACCAAAGATACCACCAAATGCTCTAGAGTTTTTAAGATAACTTTGTTGGATATTCTTAGATGCATCAATTACAGCAGTAAAGCCGTTCAACTCTTTATCAGTTATATTATCTTTACCATATTTAATATCAGTAGTTGGAACGTCAATGATATAGCTCTTAGTTTTATCATCATCCCTAAATCCTTCAAGTACGGCATCTTCTTTACCGCCAATATCGGATAAGTTAAACTTAACTGTTTCATACTTATCTAGATTACGTAGTGTAGCTTTACCAGATTTAGATACTAAATAAATATTATCTAAGTCCATAAAGAATCTATATCCAGTATTATAAAATACACGTACTGTATTTAAGTAATCTAAAGTCTTAGATAAAGATTCCTTTGGGGGAATAATCAATTGATCTACTGGTTCAGTCTCAGTAAATGGCTCAATTAATAGAGGTTCTCCTACATTGAGTAAGTCAACTATAATATTCTGCATAGAAGAATTATAGATTGTAGCATTATTAGGACTTAAGTTAGAGTCTACCAACTTCTTAGAGATTAGACCAAGTTTAAGAATTCTATATACATCTTCACGATCTTCTTCTTTAGAATCAGTTTTAGCATAATCAATATCTTCAGTCTTATTTGTATCATCATCTGTAAGATATGAGAACTCATGCTTAAAGTATAATTGTTTGATGGCAGCATCATTATCTAGTTGATATTTATACACCATCATAGTCATAGTTGTAGTCTTAGAGTTTTTGATAATATGGTCTGCAAATTTCTTGTCTATATGTAAATTCATAGTAGCAATAGGCATATTATATTTATCGTACTCTTTATATATAGTTAAACTTTTTATATTCTTTTGATCTATCTTATTTTTATCCTTATAGTCTGGATGGTTATAATACAGATCAATATAGTATTCGTATTTAAGTTGCGGCATTTCATACACCTCCAGTTATCAAGATGTTCAAAATAGCCCATTTTAACAAAAAAAAATAATCCCATAGGAGATTGACTCCTATGGGACTAATTCTAGATTCTATCCAGGTCTATTGGATTTCCTTTAAAGTATTTCTCATTCAATAGTTTAACCATATCTGGATCTTGTAAGTTTACATCCCAAGATCTATCTAGATAGTTATTAGACATTCGATATAACTCTGTTTGATATACTAAGTCTACAGCTTTATATCTATTAGCCAATTCAACAGCTCTATCTTTATCTAATAAAGATATCATTTCCATATACTCTGGGGAGATATATGAATTTGGTATCATATGTCTATCTATAGCACTATTCAATAAGTTAAGAGTAGTACTTACATTATTCATAGAATATAGATCTCTATGCTCATTACGGGTCATAGCCATATATAATCCAAATAACTGTGGATTGATAGATAAACATTTCTTGATTGTATTATCAGATAGCTTGTATTTAGATAGCAATTCAATCAATGCATTACCTTTATCTACAACTCTATATCTAATACCACCTTCTATCCATGTATGATCAATCACTACAGTTTGAGCTTCAGCAAATACTGGTACTGCATACTGTAGAGTACTACTAGAGATAATAATATTAGGACTATTATCTTTTCTATCTAAGATAGTTGAATAGATCATAACTGAAGTTTCATAAGGTCCTTCAATGTAATAGATATCTGGGAGATACTTACAAAGCTCTTTTAAGATAGCACAGTTTTGTACCATGAATGTAGTAATCATATTAGCTAGAACCATCTTCTCTACGTTAGTATGATTATATTCTGGATAGAATTTCTCATTCATTAACATTGGACCAGATGTTTGCATTAGATAAATACGTGTATGAACTCCATAGTATTTCTTATAGAATGCTCTATAATGAATACACATATTTACAACTGCTGCAGCTACAGATGATCTATTACCTACAGCTACATCGGATCTATACATCTTTCTAAATAGCTGGTATAGATCTATATAAATATTTAATACATTTGCATTACTGCCAGCAAATACAGTATTAGTTATTTCAGCTAATGTCTCATATCTAATATAGTTAGCTACCACTATACTTTCAGCACTAGCAGTTCTATATCTTCCTCTAAAGTTATTTTCCATTACGCATTACCACAATTCTTACAATGAATACTTCTTTTTATTTTACTAAAACATTCATCACAAATACCACTAAACATGATCTTGGATGGATGCCCTTGAGACTTACCACAGAATACACAGTGGAATGGTAATTCCTCTGCTTTTCTAATACGAGCTAGACAGCTATCACAAAACATGATCTTCATATCACGTACATCACGCTGTTCAATCTTATGGCAAGATTGACATTCAAAATCCCAATGATCTACAAACTGAGGTTTCTCATTTGCAAATACACATGTCTCATAAATACATCTACCATTAGCATTACGATAAACACATGTAGTTCTTTGACATTCTTCAAATTGCTCAAAAGGCGGTTGCGTCTTATTCTTAATTTCTTCCTGATTGGAAGGTGTTAATTGAGATGGCATAATTCAATCCTCCTAATTAATAACTATATTATACATCAAGATTATAATATATCACTTCAGTTTATTAAAGTCAAAGTAAGTTACATTAGATGAATCTAATTCTTGCTTATTCAACTTATTAACTGTAGAAGTATACTGAGTTCTATTATAAAGCATATTCATATACTTAAGATGAACTTCCACTCTAGGCTTAATAGAATAATACTTTCTTACAGTACCATCTATCACTAGAGTGTCATCAAGCCATATATTAGAATTAAACATATCAGAATACTTCTTGCCAATATTATCCCAGTCAGGTTTATTAGTTGGTCTAATTAAACCAATCTCTGCTAAGAAAGTATCTACTGTATTGAAAGAAGATGGTGTCTTAACAAATGCATTGAATTCTACATCACATGGAGTATAAAGCATTTGCTGTACTTGATTAAGTTCACCACTATCTAATAGACGTTTCATAAACACATTATCTTCTTTACCAGTAATAGAGTATACATGAACAAACTGAGAGTTAGCCATAGCCATATTAGCTAAGTTATATCTATTAACTATTCTAAACCGAGGACGTGGAGATCCTTCAGGTTCTTCAAATAGTACTACTTTAATATCTACAAAATCTAATGTATTTAACATTAGATCACGTTTAGCTAGAATCTCCTGCTGTTTAGCTGGAGTTAATTTATATTTTTCATACATCCATTCTAATCGTTCTTGAAAGCCTTCTGGTATATTACCATACTTCTCTTCGTATTCATAGAATTTCTGTTTACGGTTTTTCATAAGATCACCTCAAAAATAAAGACTTAAGGTACTTAAAGTACCTTAAGTCAATGTTTTGATTAGTATATAAATTTAGCCTTTACGGAATACACGGTTAGTGATAATATTAGCAATACTATTACTAATCTTAGTTTGAATGGAGTTAGGGAAGTTAACAATTGTTTGCTCTTTCAATGCTAAGAATAAACGAGCAGTACGGATAATATCAGGTTCATTAGTATTTACGCCAGCCATATTAGCTAGATAAGTAATCAATCCGACATTACCAAATGTTTGACTTGCACCTTTACCAAGGATACGTTCAGATGAGATAGAAAGTTTGCTATATAAGTCTTTGATTTCTATACTTACATCTACAGTTGTAGGTAAACCATCAACCGTCCAACCACCTTCAGATCCTTTTTGGACTGACATAGACATTAGACCCATATCGATATTAAAGAATCCACGATAGAATGCTCTAACTAAGAATGGAGATACATATCCATTTGGTGATACCTGACGTGGTGCGCACATAGCAATCAAATGCATTAATGGTACACCGATATTAATATACCAAGAACGTCTATCATAATCAGGAGATACTAGTTTAAGACTAATAGAGTAACTACTGGAGTATGAAGAATCTGCCCATAATTCTGGGAACTCTAATTTACCACCAGCAAATACTGTCTTAGCGCCATTCATGATCATACCCATGAAACCTTTCATAGTTCCAAGACCACCAGTTTTAGTCATTTGCTCAGTATTGGCTGCATTCTTATTAAGTTCTTTACCAGCAAATAAGTCAACATCGAAACCACTAATACCAGTCAAAAATTGTACTTCACGACCAATATCGGACATACTGTTGATTTTATCTGCTAATATACTTCTTGCAGTATCATTACCAAAGTTCTCTGAGATTTGTGTTTCAGAGTTTAGATATAAACCTACGCCACCATAGTATGAATAGTTGTGAGCAATTTGGTTTTTAGATCTATCAAACCAGTTGATGCTACCAATTGGCTCACCATTATATAATTCATTATTAATATTTAAGAATACTGATAATGCAGTACACATAGAGTTTACGTATCTATAATAGTCTTCAGCTTCAAATTGTAGAGTATAATATCTCATTTCATTATCAGTTGAGTTAGCCATACTATCAATAGATTGACCACTAACTGCACCTAGTAGTGAATTTAATACCGTTTTACGTTTCTCATCAGCATAACCAGCCATAAAATCTGGTATACCTGGAGTGAGAACTAATAGAGGCATTTTAGATAGAATCTTTTCATGGAATTTTCTACCAAACCCACCAAGATCTGGTATACGGTTATCTACATTTTCCATCCATTGATATGGCATACCCATAACTGTAGATAATTCACGTTCAGTAAATCTAAGACCATTACCAGTCTTAGTACCATATACATATGATGCATTGGTACCAGTTACAATTTCAGCATAGAGACTATCAGCTCTACGTCTAGATTCCTCTTGAGCTTTCTTATATTTGGCTGGATCTACACCAACCATTTTTAAGAATGAATCTTTAATACCAGATAATGCACTGTCAGGATCATTAGGCTTACTAGCTTTAGGATCTTGTTTAGCTTTATCTTTAGCTTCCTTAGTATTCTTATCAGTCTCACTTTTACCTTTACCATCATCTCCACTAGGTTGTGGTTGAGGATTTGGTTGTGGGGTTGGTTGAGTCTGATCATATACATATGGATCATCAAATATTGCAGGATTATCAAAAGGATTTGCCACTTTAAAATATTTTGTAAGGGGCAGTGCAGCTTCCCCTTCTATTTTCCCAAGTCTGGGTTCAAAGTTCCTTCAGAGAAGAAGAATCCGTCAGACTTTTGGACCATTTTCAAATCTTTACGCCATACCCAAGTTTGAATACCTTTTGGATAACCGAGTAAAGCTAATTGTTTAGAAGAATCAAGTAACGCTACAATATGAGTTGCTGGTTCATAGTCTTTATCATCCAATGGACGACCATAAGCATCTAATGCACCTTTTCTAAGCATCACTACATCACCATATTTTGTTTTTTCATCAGCTGCTGGATAATCTTCAAAGCCTTTATATTCTTCAAAGTAGTTAGTAGAACCAAGCATAGATACACGACGTACATAGCCACGTTCAAATTTAATCCAGATATTATCAGTTAGAGTTGGTTTACTACCATCACGATGATAAATAAATCCAGGTACGATATAGTCAGCATGTACTACTTGACCTTTACGGCATATACCAACTACTTGAGAGTAGTCATCTGGGTATTTACGGATATATGTAGGTACGTTGCTAACGTGTTGGTAATTTTTATTAGTAATCATAGTAGACTGAGGGTTATTCTCTTTAGCCATATGATATATCCTCCTTTAAATTAAATAAAATTATATTTAATAATGTGTTAAGGGATCCTACGAATTAGGATCCCATTTAACACCCATAATATCCTTAACATGACGATCTAATTCAATCAATACTTTATTGATAGCACCTAGAGTTAATACTGAAGTTACCATACGAGCATTGATAGAGCCTACTGGAAGGAAACTATGTACTTTTTCATCTGGTCGATATTCGGAGTATGGTTCTTTACCTTCAGGGAAGATTTCTTTTACTACACCTTTAAGGGCAGAGAAGTATACTAGTTTATCACCAACAGACATTTTGTCGTAATATTTGATGTAGAATTCTACTAAGACTTTACCTTCACAATGTTTTAACTTACCTACAGGAGGTAATACACCAGAAGTGCCATATTGAGATCCATCGATACCAAGTTTACCTAACTTAGACTTCATCTTATCTACTGGACCATTGTATTTATTAACAAATGATGCCAAGGATTTAGACATTTCAGAAGTTGGAATAGTAGAGTATACTTTAATATCTTGAAGTTTACCAGTCACTTTAGATTTAACTTTAATCTTACCGATTTCATCCATTAATTCTTTAGAATCACTACCAGCATTCTTTTGTACCATCTTATTGATGATATCAGTTGCATCTTGATCTTCTAATGCTGCACGGTAAGACATGATAACTTCACCTTCATGGAGTTGTTTACCAATCTCTACACATTGAATATCAATATCTTTAGCATCCATTAATACATCAACTTGTAATACTATTTCAGATGCCATCTTTTCAGATAAATCTTGAGAGATAATAGCACTATCTTCAAAGCCTTTATCTGTATGCATAATAGCAATCTTAGTTAAAGTACCAATATTATAAGCTAGGTTACCAACGCCAACTGTATCAGAGTAGCTAGATTTATCATAAGCTACAATGTCTCCAGCTTTAATAGAATCACCTTTCTTATAATTCTTGAATGTATCTAATTTGATCGTAATAAAGAAACCACCATCGGAGTTCTTTTCTACTTTCTCCCGTAAATCGATAAATTCTTTCTCTTTCGGGTTAGATTTATTAGCAATGATCATATAGTCATTAGTAATTTCTTCAACTACTGCATTCCATTTAGCTTTATGAGCAAATGTATCAGAAGTTAAATATGGTAATGCTTGGTCAGCACCATTAGTTACTAATAAAGGATCTTGAGATGTAGTTCTCATACCATGTTTAGACGTTTGAATAAATGTCATAGCTGTACGGAATGGGTCATCTCTTGTAGTACCAAATGGGGTTAATGCTTCAGTAATAGATAATGTATTAGCATCAGACATTCTATCTAGTTCACCACCAGATTTAATATAACCTTTAGTGGATTCAATACCCATATTGATAGTAGACTGACGGTTAATACCTACAGTGGCAGAGAAGCCTGTAGACATAGATAACTTATTGATCATAGTCTTATCATAAGTACGTTTATCTAATGAATAACTTCTATCAGAGTTCATACCAGATAAACCTTTAAAGGTAACTGTATTGGCAGATTCTAATTCCAATAATGGAGATAACTTAGATAGGTCGCTTGTAGTTACATCAGATAATGCCATATCGATAACTGCAGATTGCTTCATAGTCATCTTAGCATCTTTACGATTGTTTTTGATTTCACGTAAATACATACCATAGCTGGTTGCTAGAGATTTATATAAGAAATGAACTAAACGTTCATTAGTACGGAAACGGTTACCAGTAATATCAGTATGACGATTGAACTTATTGGTTGTCAATAAACTACTAGCATAAGCTAATACTTCAATATAATCTGTAGGAAGTTTATAAGTTTTACATACTTCTACAGTGATAGGATCCATCATTAAGTTAGCAAATGAATCTAAACCATCTGCTCTATTACGACCACCAAAATCATCTAATACATCTAACCACATGGCTTTTGTATCTATATCAGTTAGAGAGTATTCTTGAGTATTAATTACTGCTAAACCATTAACCAGTAATGCCGCATCAGGTGCATAATTATCATTAAAGGATAAGAAACCATCATTGAATCTAAAGTAATTCTTAGTATTAGTAGGACGTTTCTCGCTTAAGTTATATTCAACTCCTGCAGCATTTAATGCTCCAGTTAATCCAGCAGTATATGCCATAACTACAATAAGAGGAATCTTACTATTCAAGATACTAGCTTGAGAATAAGTCATTCTAGCACCAGGTTTCATAAATGTATAAGCATATTTATGTATACCTAAATGGTTTATTAAAGCTGAGGATACACCTGTCTCTGGTACTGTAATAGCTTGATTATCTTTAGTAATACCAATAACCATAAATCCTTGATCAGATTCAACTTTAACTTTCTTTTCTTCAAGTTTATGGACAAGTTCATCTCTATTGAAGTAATATACTCTACCATCACTAGTAGTTACTTTATTAAAGATTTTAGATAACTCTACATATTCTGCAGGTAATTCATATTTAGCAGAGATCTTAGCATTATTACCTAAGTCAATCTTAGATGGACTAGCTACAGCATCACCATCTTTTACTTCAAGCTTATAATTGTTTTCTTTAAGCTTAGTCAATGCTCTAATTAAAGCATTAGTAGATTGATTGATCTTACCAACTTGACCATATCTAGTGATAAAGATTTTGTTATAGTTAGATACTACTTGAACTGTATCTTCATCTGTCTTAATGATAGGTAAGTTAATCAACTGACCAGGGATAATCTTATCATTACCACGTAAACGTAAGAAACGTTTATTGATAATCTTAGGCATATCAAAACGTAATGTATGACGTTTACCTAGAGAGTCTTCTAAATGAACTGTATAAGTCAAGATAGAGTCTTCAGATGTAGATCTATCTTCTACTGCTACATCGATTACACTCATAGGTACATCTTTATTCTGAGATAAAGAATGTAAGCACTTCATAATATCTGCATCGATATTATAGTCCGCTTCAAAGTTAGGTTTCTTTAAGTTAGCCCACTCATCATCAATAGTCTCAACTTTACTAGATAAGTCTGTAGATTGTAATGGAGTATCTTCAGTTGCAACTAACTCTGCAATAGTTGAGTTAGCGATCTTTTCTTTTAAGAATTTATCATTAAGATCATCCATACGAGCTTTACGAGTAGCAGAGATCTTAAATGTATCATCTTGATCATTCTTAGCTTGTAAGATTAACTCTTTTAAGTCTACGGAGTTATCCATTTCTTTCTCTGCTTCTTCAGCATTCTTAGTATAGTCTACGATAGCTTCAACTGATTGATTAATCTTATCTTCTGTAGGTTTCTCAATCTTAGTTGGATCTACTACTTGATCTGCGCCAGTGATACCTTTAGCGACAATCAATTTAGGTTCATCATGTAATTCGGCTTTAATTGGCACAGTAGGATCTACTTCACGAACACGACTGATATTATTAACTTCAATACCAGTTAAGTCTTCGATCTTACCAATAAGTCTAGTCTTAATATCTTCTTTATCTTCAGGAACGTTATCTTCTACGATATCATTATTTCTGATCTTTAAGATATTAGTCTTGAAGAGATTTAGATTCTTCATATCTAAATCTTCCATCTTCATTTTAAACCAGCTCTCATGACCAATAAAGATAAAATCAATACCAGCTAGTTTATCTAAGTTCTCTTTAGGTTTCTTAAAGAGTCTAACTATCATAGAGAATGGATTGATAGATTTACTGAATTCAAATAAAGCTGTAGTTGGGATATCACTAGCCCATTCATTTACTGGAACCAGTACAGTCTTTCTTGTATATCCATTATAGTTAGGATTATTAATGAATCGATCAAATAAAGCATATAGTAAGTCAATAGCTTTATCTCTATTATAAGTCTCACTCATAGTGAAGATCTTATTATAGATATGGTTGTCGACATAGATATTCTTATTCTTATACTTGTCGATAGTTGGATAAGTATACTTGATATACTTACATTCGTTTTTGATTTGATTTACTCTAAGTTTAACTTCCTTAAAGTTACGTAATCTTTCACGATATAAGATTCTTCTTAATCGTACATCTAATACTCCCTCAGGGGTAGCTTCAGAAAAGAAGAATAGATTTTCAGAATCTTCAAAGTGAGATTCTGTCATTATAGGATTATTACCATAAGCCTTAGAGTTGTATACATCATCAACTTCTAAGTCTTTATTTATAATTCTACTTGGTTTAAGCAAATACATAGCATTCCATTCAAGGAAGTATGAATTAAACATATTTAGATTGCTAATAAGCTTATGCTCTATCAATTGTTTAGATTGCTCTAAGCTTTTAGTCATTAAGAAAATAGCACTACCATGTCGTTTATCTTTCACATTGAAAGGAGTAAAGAATGGCGTCTTAAGTAGTCTGAAAGGTTTAACCTTATCTATATTAATAGGCATTGTAGTACCTCCTTCACTTATTCTATTGTTAAAATCATAGCACTTAACTTCATTTTTCATTTAAAACTCATATAACAATTAAGTAGTAAGGTTAACCTATTATAAAACACGCCAAAAAATAATAACGTAATTCAAGAAAACTATTGGTATCTTTGTTATGTATAGACTCCAAATTATTTTAACACGAAGTTTTGTTACCCCGAATAATTAATGTTAAGACAATGACTATATTAACTGCAAAACTTATAAATCTTTTACACTTTCAGGTCTATACTTAAATTGATATCAATATATACTTGATCCATGAGATGGGCGATTTATATTATAAGAAGATTCAATCTTACCATTCTTTACAGAGTTATTCATATTAATAACTTGGTATATTGTTAAATATACTAAATCGTCACAATTCGTAAAACCCCAAATACGAATCTAGCTTTTTTAGAGAGCAAAGCAATTTTGTATTCTTATCGAAAGAATATCCCTAAACAAACAGACAAATGCAATCATAATACCCGTAGGCTCCCACAGTCTACGGGTGTTTCGTCTGTCGAAATATACCCTATCCTGTACATTTAAGTACGGAGGATTAATATAAATGGATAAAAAAGACTTTATAGTTGAGTTATCTAAGATGACTCATAAAGAACTTAATGATTTTATTAAATCTAAAGGTAAGATTAAGCTAGTAGAAGCTATTATCGAGAACGCTAAATCGTTCGACTACTTAATTATTAATACCCTAGTGTATTAAAATATAACACATGTAACACAAATGTAATCGAATTCCATTATTTATTAGGAGGATTGAATCATGGAAAAAGAAAAAACAGTTCTTGCGTTGATTAAAGACGTACAAGACAACTTAACAAACGCATCTGCATCCCACAAAGATGAAGTTCGCATTATGCAAGCATTCTTAAACGATACTTCTTATGAAGTAGGTGTTTATGACAAAACTGGTAAAGTTGGTACAATTGCACCAGCTAAAGAATTCCGTAGCGTTATTTCTAATGCTATCGTGGCTACAACTAAAATTAGCAAAGAAGAAGCTGATTCCTTGGTAGCTGGTTATGAAGCTAAAAAATCTGATGCGGAAAGTATGTTGACAGTATCTAAAGAGTTCTTAAATACATACTTGCAGACCAACCGCAAAATTGGTCTTGGTGGACGAGAAAAATCTAACGTATCTTTGATCAAAAAAGAAATCAAAGAATCTACACGTTCTTACCCTAAACAAGTTGGTGTAGATGCTGCTGGCAAACCTATCTATGAAAAAGCTGAAGTTAAGGTTAGTCCATACGATTCTATTAAGGTTTCTAGTCCTTGCCCAGCATGGATTAAGAAATAAATTCTATATATCTCACTATATAGGTCATATTTCAATCTCACAAGTAAGATATTCCCTAAGGTGGTTCAACTACCTTAGGGGTATTTTACTTTACTATCTTTAATACATTATAGTGGGATGCTTAAAGACATATTTTTGCTTTTTAACAGTATGGATACATATAATTGTAGGATGAATGATATCTTTCTGCTTTCCAACTACAGACATCCTATCTTTATATTCAATCCAAACTAATACAATATTCCCTAAGGGCTTTGATAGTCCTTAGGGGTATTGTATTGTTAAACATATAGGTAGTGTACGTGTTGCTAAAGTACACATGTGTTTCATTACAAAATTCCTCATCCAATGCGTATATCGCCCAAGGGTCTTAAATGATCCTTGGGCGATATATGTTGTCATTTTGAACATTAGGATAATCTTAAAAGAAAGGAGGACCTTATATTGGGACTCAAGATCACAAACTATCTTAAGAACCTTGGTAAGTCAGTTAAATATGCTGCTGCTGAGGGTTTTAAGACGAATTATGATACTACATATAAAACGTTCGATCAAGCTAGTACCGCTACTAAAGAGACTGTAAGTGCTATCGTTAATTATAGACAGACTTTCAAGAAAGCTCAAGAATATTTAATGAAGAGTACTGCATATGAAGCGTCTAACCTAGCTCTCAAAAGTGCCAAAGAAGATTTAAAATCTGGTAAACTCTGGAATCAAGACAGAGCAGATAAAATTATGTTTGGCGGAGATGATGATGATTTTGATTGGAACTTTGATGAAGATATAAGTGGCGATGATAGTGATAGTAGTCTAGATATTACTACCGGTGATAAGGCTATAGCTAAAACTGTCCACGATGCTTCTCGTGCTAATGCAGATCAGATCTCTGGTACTATTATGAGTGCAGCCAAATATAATGCGGATGTAACTAAACAAACTGCATCATTCATGTTTGCACAACAAGAACGTTTATTTGGTAATTTAAATAACTCCATCATGGGTCTTGGTACTACAATGGGTAATATGCAAAACTTCATGACTACAAACATGCAGACGCATATTGAAAACTCAACCAAGTACTTTGAAGAGTCGACTAAATATCAACGTGAAAACAATGCTATCTTGAAAGAGCTCCTTGATATGGAACGTGAACGTTTCAAAGATTGGAATGCTGTAAGAGAAGCAGAGAAGAAACGTCAAGATAAGGGTCTTAAACAAGATATCACTGATATTCTCTCTGGTGGTATAATGGACTGGGGTGCTTATGGTAAGCACATCAAGAAAGGGTTCGTTGACCAAGCTGAGAATTTAGGTCTTGGTATGATTAGTAAAGAAATGCTTATGGGTATGGCTGCTAATCCAATGCAGTTTATTCCAGCATATCTTGTTCAACAGGCTATGGGTAAACCATTAGAGAAAGCTATTGGTGGGTTTAATAAAACTTTAACTGGTTTATTTAATCAAATCAATGCCGATCTATTACGCTCTAAAGATAAAGAGGGTGTAGGTGGTATTCTAGCTAATATCTTTAGCGTTAAAGTTGCTAATAAAGATAAGATCGATACTAGCAAATACGTTAAAGGTCAAGTACCTTTCGATGGTATGACTCGTAAGTCTATCGTAGAAGTTATCCCAGCTTACTTAGCACGTATTGAATCACTCTTAGGCGGTGAAGAACGTGTATATGACTTTGATAAAGGTAAATTCTCCTCTATGAAGATTCTCGAAAGAGAGAAGAAGAGAAAAGACCAAGGATATAAAGACAGAGCTGGTTCTGGTATTAGAAATGCTTTACAATCAGACTTTAAACAATTAGCAAAAGCTAAAGGTCTTTCTGCTAATGAATTAAAACGTCTAACTGAAAAGATTCCTGATATTGAAGAAATCTTATGGGATAGCAATGGATCATGGGATGCTGTAATGGAACGTTACGGTGATGATCAATTTGGTAAAATCCTAAGATTTCTTAGTACTGCTCAGGGTTCTAAAACTCGTAGAGAAAGAAAAACTTTAGCATCAGAATATGCTGATGGACATCGCTCTAAAGGTAATGACATTCTACGTGAAGAGAAAGCTACTTGGTCTGCCGAATCTATGCTTTCTAATCGTAGTAGATCTAAAGGTGGCACTAGAAATCTTATAGCTGAAAATAATGACTTAATGTCTAAGAAGATGGATGAACAACAATCTATCTTTAAAGCTATGCTTTCAGAACTTTACTTAATTCGCACTAGTGGATTACGTAAAGGTAAAAACTTAGGTATTAAGAATAGACTTAACAGTATGGCAGTTCCTGACTATATTGATAATGACTATATCAAATATAGTGTATTAAAGGAAAATCGTGCTGTTACTACAGAAGAAGCTTTAGCTCATTCTGATCGTAATAAGTATAAAGCTGTTCCATTAGATCCTAACGATAAAGGTAAGACTATTGATGAATTAGATGTAAATAAACTTGGTAATGTCTTCTCTGAAGATAAAGGTAAGTTTGATGATGTTACTGGTGCTAAAGGTCTTAAAGGTAAAGGTAAAGCTGCATTAAGTAACTGGTCCACTATTCTTAGAAATCCTAGATTATTTGCTGCTGAAGTTATTACTAAAGTTGATGATAACTTATATAAATTCTTCTTTGACCATGAAACTGGTGAAAAAGATGAGGATGGCAATCAAATCCGTGGCTTCTATGATAAGATGGCTTTTGAATTAAAGACAACTTTCACTAAAGTCAGAGATTGGTTAGATAAAAAGTTATGGGAACCTATCGTAAAGAAAGGCTGGGGTAAAGTAAAAGACTTTGCTAAAAGCTTTGGTTTAGATTGGTTCAGTGATGCTAAGAGTGCTGCTAAAGATAGTATTCTTGGTGCAACTAATAAAGTATCTGAAATGATTAGTGGTCCTAAACCTATAGTAGCTGCTCCATCTTCTTTCAATACCGGTTTAGAAGCTGCTGCTAAGCAAATCATGTATGGGTTTAAACCTAAGAAAGTTAACTTAAAGAAAATATCTGCAGCTCCAAGCTCTACTGGTAGCCAAGCCGAAATGATGGCTAAACATGTATTCTCTAATGGATATGCTTTTGGTTCTTTATCTGTACCAGAGACTGCTTTAACTACTGTATCTAAAGGCGAATTAATTATTCCATCTGAATTGAATCCATTCAATCCAGACTTAGATAAAGCTAATAGTAGAAAAGATAAACAAGATGAGTTAAGATTAAAGAATAAGATCTTCTCTCATGCTGAAGGCGGTAACCAACTTCAAGGTAAAAACTTCCTTCAAACTGTTAAGGATAAACTTCCTAATGGAATGGTTCAAGGTAATACTATACGTGAAGTTGTAGGTAGTGCTTTAGAATTTGCTGTTGGTAGAATGGCAGGTAAAGTCGAATCTACTGATGGTAGTGCTCTTGGTCAAGTAGCTAAAGCTTCAGTATCTACTGCTTGGGAAACAGGTTTAGATAAGTTTGAAGATTATGCTAAAACTTTAGATCCAGAAATATCTAAATCTCTTACTAGTGATATCGCTAAACTTAGAGGTAATACTGCTAAGTTTGCTGGTCGTACTGGTGTAATGGCAGGTGCTGGTGCTTTAGGTGCAACTGCTATATTCGGTCCTGGTGGTTTATTAGCTGGTGCTGCAGTCGGTGCTGCTGCTAATATTATCCGTGAAAGTGATACTGCTAAGAATTTCTTATTTGGTGAAGAAATGGCTGATGGATCCCGTGCTGGTGGTCTTATTAGTCGTAAACAACAAGCCTTATTTAAGAAATACATGCCTGATCTTGGTAAAGGTGCAGCTGCTGGTATTATTCCTAGCTTAATGCTTGGATTTGGTCCAGTTGGTGCTATTGCTATTGGTGGTGCTTATTCTCTTGCTAAGAATAATAAGAAAGTTAACGAAAGAATCTTCGGTAAAACTTATTATGATAAAGATGGTAATGAGATAGGTCGTAAAGATGGTATCATTCCTAAGAAAGTACAAGACTACGTTAAGAAAAATATGCCTAAGATTGCTGGTTTTGGTGGAGCTGCTGCTTTACTAGATCCTACAGGAATGGGTTTATTAATGAACTTTGGTCTTGGTGCTGGTTTAGGTCTTATTGGTACTTCTAGTAAATTCCATGATATGGTTCTTGGTAAGAAGAATGAAAAAGGTGAACGTGAAGGTGGTCTAGTAGGTGCTTTAAAAGACCATGTAGTAAATCCATTACGTCGCTTCGGTACAACTTTATATCAAGACTTCTATAAGTTTATGGATTATAACTTATTCAGTCCTCTTAAAGGTACTGGTAAGATGATTGCTCAATCTTTTAAGAATATGGGACGTAGCCTTAAATATGGTATGTTTAATATTCTAGAAAAAGCTTTTGGTGGTCCATTCAGTATGCTTATTGGTAAGCAATTATCTGATATGGTATTGCGTCCGGTAGGTAGAGTATTGGGTCGTAGCTTCAGTGGTATTGGCGATTTAACTAAATTTGTAGTCGGTGCTCCTATAAGAGGTATCGGTTCTGGTTTACGTAAATTCAATAACTGGGGTAATGCTAAAATGATCCGTAAGGGTCAAGCAGATCATCTAAGTGCTCAAGAACGTCTTAATATCATGGGCTCTGAAGATTATAGTAATAAAACTAGAGACCAATATTTAGCCGGTGCTTCTGCAGAAGACTTAACTAAACTTGAAAGTAGCTTAAGCGTTATGAAGAGCCAATTCAAAATTGGTGGCGGTGAAGAACGTAAAGCTGTTAAACGTTTGGAAGATGGTCTTAAGAAATATTTACCTGCTAGTGTTATTAAACAACTTGCAAGATATGCTTATGATGGTGATGAACGTGGGGCTATGAGTCTAATCAATGGATTAGATATCCCTGAGTCTGATCGTACTAAAGTTATTAGTATCTTTACTAAAGAAATGCCTAGAATCCAAGTTGCTATTGGTAAGAAGAAGTATTCTAATAAAGAGATTGAAAATGCTAAAGCTCATCTTAAATCTCTTAATATTGATCCTACTGATAGAAAATCTCTTGGTATTGCTTTAGATCAAGTTTCTGCTGAACGTGATCGTGCAGAAACTGCAGAACGTTTGATTGGTAAAAATGGTGAAAAGTTTACATCCGAAGAAGCTAAGAACGTAGCTGAAGGGATGCAATCTACTAACTCTATTCTTGAAGAGATTCGAGATAACTTAATCAAAAATGATCATGGTGGTAATGACGATCAACACTTTGATTCTAATAGACAAGCTGATCTTATTAAAGCTAAAAATAATGCTCTTAAGAAAAGCTATCTTAATAATCAAAAGCTTATTGATAATAACTTTGGTCATCTTAAAGTATCTGGTAGCGTAATGAGTGCTTCCTCCTTTACTGGTAAAGGTAATAAGAGTAAACTTGCTGCTCTTAAAGCTTTACCTGAAAGTATGGAAATTAACTTAGATCAATTAGCTAAACTTGATACTAAGACTATTAAACGTTATTCTCAATTAGCGATGGTAATGGGTCCTATAGCAATTAAATCCATCGGCGATCCATCAGCATTAGCTCCTGAGAACCTTGCAGATGGTGCATTTGAAAGCATTATTAAAATTGCAACTTATTTAAGTCGTGGTGATAAGAAATTTGAGTTTACTGAACCTATTTCTAAATATATTAGAATGCCTGAAGATAAACTTAAATTCCTTGCTACTCTTGTAGGTTATGGTATGAATCCTGCTGTTTCTGCTGCTGATGCAGAATGGGCATGGCAAAATCGTTCTATGTTTGATAATGGCGATTCTAATACTAAAGTAGAATTTGCTAAGAGTCTCAATAAAGGCACAGCTACTACAGCTGCTGGTGTTGCTATTCCTAAAACAGCTTCTGCTAGTCAAGCTGCAGCTATTGCTAGTACTAGTTCTAAACAACGTTACGTTGATGAAAACGGTAATGAAGTTTATGAATCTACTGATGGTTCTAGAAATAAAGCTGATACTGAGTCTGCTCATGATAAGAAGAAAGAAGAAGATGCTAAAGACGAAAAGAATGCTGAACGTCAAGGTAATATCTTCTCTAAAGCTCTTGGTAAAATAAAAGGATTTGGTTCTTTCGCTAAAGATGGAGCCAAAGAAGTTAAAGAAAAATCTCAAGGTTTCTTACATGATATCGTAGATAGTGTAATGGGTAAAGGTGGATTATTTGGTGGTTTAGGAACTATCCTTGGTGGTGGTTTATTATTATCCTTCATTGGTCCAATGCTCCCAGAGATCGGTAAAATCTTAACTCATACTTTATTACCTGCAATTGGTGGATTCTTGAAGAATACTGTTATGCCAATGGTATTAGGTGGTCTTAAATCTACAGTTGGTGGTCTACTAGGTGGACTTGTTGGTAGAGAAGAGAAAGCTAAAACTGATGAGAATGGTAATATCGTTTATGATAAAGATGGTAATCCAGAAATGGAAGTATCTTATAACCCATCTTTAGAAGGTATGCTATTTAATGGTGGCGTATTAGGCTTCTTAGGATATAAAGGTTATAAAGTAGCTAAAGGTGTTTATGATGCCGGTAAAGCTATCGTTAAAGGTGCTGGTAAAGTTGCATCTGGCGTTGGTAGAGGATTTAGATTTGGTAAAGCCCTTAAACAAGGTGAAAAATTTAAAGATGCTTGGAAGCTAAGCAAAGCTACTAAAGGTGCAGCTGATATAGTTAAAGATGCTGAGAAAGCTAGCTCATTAGCTAAAGCTGGTAAATGGGCTGATTTTAAAGCTGGATTTAAGAATAGTGCTGGTCTTTATAGAGATAGTGCTATGAATGCAATTAAATCTACTTCTAATAAAGCACTTAATTTTGCTAAAGATAAATTTACACCTTCAAAAGTTGCATCTATGTTTGAAAAGACTGTAGATGTGGCTAAGAATGCTAGTGCTAAAGTATTAGAGTTCTTAAAAACAATGCTTACAAAAGGTATTGAAAAGATTTCTGAATACATTCCTAAATTGGCTGAAAAGGGTACACAAATCGGATCTAAAGTTGCTGATTTAGTATTAGCTGGTATTAAGAATAGTGCTAAATTTGGTAAACTTGTAGCTAAAGCATCTGCATATGTTGGTGTATCTATGACAGGTATCGGTGCTGTAATTATTGGTCTTATCACAGCTCTAGACTTAGGTTACTCTGTTACTCGTGGTATTGAATCATGGTATAATGTAGCTGAAGTTCTTGCGGATGAAACTCCTCCTAATGATGACGTTAAATGGTTAGCTGGTTTTGCATCTGCATTAGATTCCGTGCTATTTAGCGTATTAGGTCCAGAAGTATTCTTCAAAATCTTAGCATATGTATTTGGTGCGAGTGATCTTCTTGCTCCATTACAAGAACGTGCACAAAAGGCTTTGAGTGATTATAATTCTTCCAATAATAGCAAATTTGATTCTATTGCTGACTTCAATGATGAAGTTGTCATGAAGGGTCAAGGTGGTTTCTGGAATGATGCCAAGAAGATGTTTGGTTTTGAAGGCGCTAAAGTTGAACGATATGCTGAGGCTCCTCCTGCACAAACTACATCTCAAGGTGCTGGTAAATCTGGTAAGACATCTAATGGCGGCTTACTTGGTGGTATGGGTAGTAAGTTATCTAACTTAGCATCTAAATCATCTGGTCTATTAGGTCAAGTTACATCTCAAGCTAGTGAATTACAAGCCCAAGTTTTAGGTACAGGTAAGTACTTTAAACAAAATGATCCTAAATATGCTGGTATTAGCTTTAATACTTCTGGAGATAGTATAAATCAAACCATCGGAGATTCTGGTTGTGGTCCAGTTGCTGGCGCTAACGCTCTTATGGCGCTTGGTACAGGTACGATTAATCCAGCCGAAGCTTCTAATTTCGCTATTTCCGGCGGGTATAAGGGTACTGATACTGGTGTTGCTCCATCCTTCTTTGAAGGCTATGCTGCAAGCCATGGTGCTACATCTTATTCTACTGATGCTAGTGGTACAATCAATGCTTTGAAATCTGGTAATCCAGTTGTACTTCAAGGTGAATCTAAATCTGGTACATCTAGTGCTCATCCATTCGGATCTTATCCTCACTATGTAACTGCAACTGGTTATGATGCTCGTACTGGTAAAGTTACTATCCAAGATCCTGAGTCTAATCGTGATAATATGCAATATAATATCCGAGATGTATTACGTAATACTACTACGGCTAATGCTTTCGGTAGAGGTAGATTTGGTCGTGGTAAATTCGGTCAAGGTATTAGATTTGGTCGTGGTATTGAAGGCAATGTACCTATCATTTGGAATAAACTCCAAGGTTTAGGATTCGGTGATATTCATACTGCAGCGATAATGGGTAATATGGCTATTGAATCTGGATTTGATCCAGCTATTAGTGAATATGGTGGCGGTGGTGGCTTCGGTCTCTGTCAATGGGATGACCGTAAAGGTAGTCTTGCTGAATATGCTCAAAGAGCTGGTAAAGATCCTTCTGATTTAGATATCCAATTACAATTTATCAAGTATGAATTACAAGGTTCTGAATCTGCAGCTGCTGCTGAATTCTTTGCTGAGACTAGTGATATAGATAAAGCTACAGAAATCTTCTGTACAAAATATGAACGTCCTTATATGCCAGATGCTAATTTGGCTGGACGTAAACAGGCTGCAAGAGAAATCTTACAATCTAAAGGTACTGGTAAAGTAACTAGTATTGCTGGTGGTAAAGCTGGTGCTTCTGGTCCTACTAAGAGACCTGGTTTATTATCTCCACTCTTCGATATGTATAATTCCATGAAATCTAACTTAGGATCAATGCTAGGTATAGATTTGGGAGGCAATATCGGTGGATCTGCAGGTGCATCTGGTGGTATTGGTCAAGGTGCTGTTGGCGGTGGTAACACTAAAGCTGCATCTAACTGGGCTGATTCTATAGTTGGTAAGAAAGACTATGGTAATAATGGTTGTACTTCATTCGTTAACGAATACTTACAACAAGCCGGTCAATCAACAATCGACTTGAACTGTGATAATGCGTATACGAATTCCAAAGAAAAAGGTTTACCATTTGCTTGGAAACCTGGTAAGGATAATGGCGTTGAAGGTGACGTTGCATTAATCAATACTGCTGAAGATGGTTCATTCCCAGATGGTGTTCCAAGACCTGACCATGCAGTTATCGCAGATGGTCGTGGTGGCTATTGGGGATACTCTGCATCTCAAAGAAATACAGTTCACGGTAAAATGACTGACTGGGGTGATGGTGGTAGTAATATCATCGGCTATATCGCTTCTGGTGGTAGTGGTAACGGTGCACAATTAACTGGTAGTGCTACTATGTCTCAAACTGACATGATGAAAGCATCTTCTGATGATTACGGTTTAGGTAAAAACGGACTAAAATTCGGTAGAGCTAAAGGTGTATCTAAAGAAGTTCAAATGGCAGTTGAAGGACGTCAGAATTTCGAAGCTGGACTTAAAATGGCTAAAGATTCTGCTAGACAAGCTGCTAAGCTTGGTATGGGTACAGAAGGTCTTCCTTCAAGTACTAGTGAATCTGAAGATATTATTTTATTAAGAGCGATTTATACTGAATTGACTAAGATTACTGGTAATACTGCAGGTATTGGTACTTTACAGGCTAATCAAGCTCAAACTGCACAGCAAGTAACAACCGTTCAAAACGGTCTACAGGGTGCAATGGCTACATTAGGTAACAAACTTAATGAAAAGATTAACATGGTATCTCAAAATATCCAAGGTCAAGTTAATAAAGTAACTAAGAACGTTTCCGGTAATACAATCAATCAATTACAATATTTAGCTTCTAAATAACAAATTCCCCTTAGGATCATAGTAATCCTAAGGGGATTTCTTGTGTTTTGTAAAAAAATACACAACAAACAACGAAGTAATAAAAAATGTAAGAGATGGAGTAGGTATGACAAACCCTACATGATCGAAAACCCGTGGCTAATTGGCGAAACTCCCGCCATAAACTTGCAGGTACGGATGCATGGAAAACGACTCCATGCAGTGGTACACCCTAACAGGTGTGCTTAACGTAAGCCCCTGCGGTTCCTCACAGTTGACTAGAACAGACGAGAAGGCAGGAATGCCGCTCTTTTTTTCGTCTGTTTTGGCTCCTTGTGGGGGGGGAGGGGGGGCATGTATAAACGAAGTTTATACGACACCCATGAAGAAGTGGAGTGCGGACGGGAACGAATGAAATGGGTGTCGTATAAATAAAAAAGTTTATACTATCTGAAACGTGAGAAAGATGTGTTGAATAGATATATTCAACTTTATCGATATACTAGAAATGATTAAATAATATCAGTATACTATTCAGTAGTATACTGATATATTAATTTTATCTGTATTGACTAATAGTATATCAATAGAGTATTAGTAAATTAGAAGTAGATAAAAAGTTTATCTATATAAAATTATTCTATTGAATAAACTTGTTGATATACTAATTAGTATATTAGATATCAGTATAAGTTTATCTGTAAAAGTATCAGTAAATATTGATATCAATTATTCTATTGAAAGTAAGTAATAGTTTATCTATAATAAGTTAGTTTATTAGATACTTCAATAGAATTCATCTGTATAGAAAAGACATTTGACTACAGTTGCCATTTGCCCTTACGGGCATGGCAACAAAGTTTTTTAGGACGCAACTATACTCAACTGTACTCTGTTGTATTCTATACCGCTTCGCGGGATAAGATGGGAGAACTACGTTCTCCCCTCTTAACTCCCCTCTCCTTTTTTAATGACGCAACTGTAGTATATATGAAAAACAAGTTAGTTTATATATTATTATCTTGATAGTAATGATATATTAAAATGCTATCAATATTCTAATAAGAAATATTTATAAGTAAAGGAGTAAACAATGACAAAGACAATTGATGAACTAAAAGAAATACCATTCAAGTATATGGTAACTTTTGAAGGAACTGATTGTAGCTTTAAGGAAACTAATGCTAAGAAGTTAGTAGACTATATTCAGAATAAGTTAGGATATAAAGTTAAACTATTTAGTTTTCCTAATTATGATAGTAAGTCAAGTTATCTATTAACTAATTACTTTAAGAATACAAGTAAAGTTAAACCATTATCAGCAATAAATATTAGTATGCTATATGCATCTGACTTTTATGATACATGGTATAATGATATTAAGAAGTATTATGATAATGGATATATTATTGTAATGGATAGATGGGTATATTCTAATATCTACTATCAAGGTATACGAGAATTACAAACACTAAGAAGTGATTTATCAGTAGATAATCTTAAATATTATTTAGAATCAGATAAGTTAAAAGATTTCATTAGTAAGTATGAGAATATTATTTATAATGAAATGGAATTACCAGATACTAATATTATGCTAAAGATGATTCATGATAAAAAGACAACTAAGGAATTGATACAAGAAAGAAATTT